CCTCCTGTTCGGCGTGTCGTTCCCCGATCGTAAGCAATGCTCACGGGGCGACTTCCCCCTGTACTCCAGCCAGGAGCTCGATCAGCTCTGGGGCCTTGGCCAATGCACCATCGGCGCACTCACCGCGGAGTCCGCGGCCTACTGCGCACGCTACGTCATGAAAAAGGTCACCGGTGACCTGGCGCCGGACCATTACCGCGTTACGGATCCTGACACCGGCGAGATCCACGACCTGGTGCCGGAATACGCAACCATGTCTCGCCGCCCTGGGCTTGGGGCTGGCTTCCTGCACAAGTATCTCGGTGACGTGTTCCCCTCCGACTTCTGCGCCACCATCGACGGGGGTCAGCGTCCTGTCCCCCCGTACTACGACAAGCTTCTCAAGCGGATCTCGCCCGAGACTTTCGAAGCCATCAAGTCCAAGCGACTCTCTCGGGCCCTAGAACCGAAACAACGCCAGAATTCCACGCCCGCCAGGCTGCGCGTGCGTGAGGAAGTCAAGAAAGCAGCCATCTCAACCCTAAGGAGAAAGCTATGAAGAACCTGTATTCGGTCCACGACAAAGCAACCGGACGCTACGGCAATCCGTGGATCGCCGAGAATGACAACACGGCCAAGCGCGCCTTCGAGCGCCTGGCTGCGGACGCGAACACCGATATCCACTTCCGGCCAGGTGACTTCCGCCTGGTGGCGGTCGGCTACTTCGATGACGAGTCCGGCCAGTTCGAGAACGCGATCGTCGATATCACGCCGGCGCTCGCAACCTGACCTCCGTAGGGCCTTCAGGGTCGCCACCAGGCGGCCCTTTTTTTTCACTTCCATACTTCCAGGAGCAAACATGCTAGGTGCACGCGGACATTCCAACCCCTCCAACATGGTCCACCAGTTCAGCCAGGTGCCGAAGGCTGACATCCCGCGCAGCTCGTTCGACCGATCGCACAATCACAAGACGACGCTCGATGCCGGGTACCTGGTCCCGATCTACGTGGACGAAGGACTCCCCGGCGACACGTTCAACGTCAAGGCCACGCTCTTCGCCAGGCTGACAACGCCGATCGTGCCGATCATGGACAACATGCACATGGATACCCATTTCTTCGCGGTACCCATGCGCCTGGTCTGGAACAACTGGCAGAAGTTCAACGGCGAACAGACCGACCCCGACGACACCACCGACTACACCATCCCGCAGATGGTCGCACCCGCTGGCGGCTACGCAGTCGGCTCGGTGCACGACTACATGGGACTGCCGACCGGCGTGGCCGGCTTCAGTCACTCATGCCTGTGGCATCGGGCGATGAACCTGATCTGGAATGAGTGGTACCGCGATCAGAACCTCCAGGACAGTCTGGTCGTGAAGAAGGACGACACGCCCGATGACCCCGCGCTCTACACACTGCTGAGGCGCGGCAAGCGGCACGATTACTTCACCAGCTCGCTGCCCTGGCCGCAGAAGGGGCCAGGCGTCGAAATTCCCCTGGGCACGACGGCGCCGGTGTTCTCGACCACGGCGGTGTCCGGGACGGCGATCAACGTCAACACGGCCTCCGGTCTCCGGGGCATGACGATGAACACTCTCTCAACGCCGGTGACACTGGCGTCGGCCGCCACCGGCACCGCCGAGCTGTACACGGATCTCTCCGCGGCTTCGGCCGCGACGATCAACTCACTGCGCCAGGCGTTCCAGGTGCAGAAGATGTTTGAACGCGACGCGCGCGGCGGCACGCGCTACACCGAGATCATCCGTTCCCACTTCGGCGTTACTTCTCCCGATGCCCGACTCCAGCGCCCTGAATACCTTGGCGGCGGCTCGACCGCCATCAACATCACGCCGGTCCCTCAGACCTCCCCGACTGGCACCTATGCAACTACGCCTCAAGGTAACCTCGCGGGCATGGGCACCGCACTGGCGAGCGGGCACGGCTTCCACCACTCTTTTACCGAGCACGTGCTCATCCTGGGTTTCGTTTCGATACGGGCAGATCTCAACTACCAGCAGGGCCTGAACCGCATGTGGTCGCGGAAAACCCGCTTCGACTTCTACTGGCCGGCGCTCTCGCATATCGGCGAGCAGGCTGTGCTCCGCAAGGAGATCTACTGCACCGGCAGTCCCGCGAACGACGACGTCGTCTGGGGCTACCAGGAGCGATTCGCCGAGTACCGCTACCGACCGTCTCAGATCACCGGCCTGTTCCGTAGCCAGGCGGCACAGTCCCTCGATATCTGGCACCTCGCGCAGGACTTCGAGACCGCGCCGGTCCTGGATGCCGCCTTCATCGAAGAGAACCCGCCCGTCGATCGCATCGTGGCGGTGCCCTCGCAGCCGCAGTTCCTGATGGACTGCTACTTCCGTCAACAGTGCTCGCGACCCATGCCCGTCTACGGCGTCCCGGGCCTCATCGATCACTTCTGACCATGGACCTCTTCGGAGCAGGAGAAGCAAGCGCGGGCACGATGCAACTGATCGGCGGGATCCTCGCCAACCGCGCCAACGCGAAGATGGCCAACAAGCAGATGGAATTTCAGGAGCGCATGTCATCCACTGCCCATCAACGCGAAGTCGCCGACCTCAAGGCCGCCGGTCTCAATCCCATCCTCTCGGGGATGGGCGGCGGCGGCGCCACGACTGCCCAGGGCGCATTTGCCCAACAGCAGGACGTGCTGGGGCCCGCGGCAAACTCCGCCATTTCCGCCGCTGAGAAGCGCCGGGCCATGGAGCTCTCGAAAGCGTCGGAGGAACTCGTCAAGACCAACCAGGCGAGCGCCGAGCAAGACGTGATCGGGAAAGGCCTCGACAACCAGGACAAAGCCCTCGGGCTGAAATTCAAGGAACGAGGCCTCGTTGCCGACACCGCCTCCAAGGAGTTCCTGAGCAAGCGCGATGGACTCCTGGCCGGCATGACCGAGGCTCAGATCAGCGCCATCAACGCCGGCATCAACAAGACCCTCCAGGAAACCCACACCGAAGGCTGGCGCACCCAGGACATGCAGTATCAGGCGTTTAAACGCTCCTGGGACGCCATCAAGTCGGAGCACGATTCATCGGCGGCAGAAGCCGAGTCGCGCATCAAGCGCGCCCAGGCATATCGCTCCGACATCGAGCACCAGCTCGACACCGAAGAGGGCGGCCGCGCCCTCGTTCGGAACCTTCACTCATTGCGTGGCGGGGCTTGGAAATCCACAGCGTCAGCGTTCGAACACTCCACCAGCGCCATCGCGGAAGCGGTCAAGCGCGCGATGAAGGATCTCAAGGCCGGAGTCGGCCTGAAACCACCCCGTAAGGGGTACAAACCGGCTCAGCCGGACAACACGCCCGTCTACTGACCAACGCAGTAATCGCCATTGCCGGGCACGGCACCACCTGGCGGGCCTCAAGCCCGCCAGCTCTCTCTCTCCAAACTCGTGAAGCAACATGCTCGGGTAACTCCCCGATCAAATCCCAAAAGGAACAAGCATGAAATACCCAACCTCCACCTCTCCCTCCCTCCCCTTTCGTCACAACTACGGACCGAGGCTCCGAGTGTCCATTGCCTTCACCGGCGAAGGCCGCACCAAGCAGTCGTTCAAGGACGAATGCGACATCAATGTCCTCATGGCGAAATACCTGCGCACCGGGCTCATGACGCACGTCAACAAGATGCTGCCCCAGTTCAAGGACGTCGAAGGCATCGACTTCCAGGCAGCCCAGAACCTCATCGCGGACGCCTACAGCATGTTCGAGGGCATTCCGAGTACCGTCCGTGCACGGTTCGACCACGACCCAGGCAAGCTACTGGACTGGGTCCACAACCCCGCCAACGCCGAGGAAGCCGCCTCCCTGGGCTTCCTCGACCTCTCCAAGTGCCCCGAGGGGTGGTACACCCCTCGGGGCACCCCCCCCGGAGGGGCCACCGGAGGTACCCAGGAGCCGCGTAGCGGGTCCGACACCCCCCCGCCGAAGGTCGGGGCCTAGCGCACGACGGCGAAGCCGTGGTGCGCCTCTTGGGGCCCGCCAGGGCCCCCGGGGGCAAGGGGCAGAGCCCCCAGGCTGGCGGGCCGCACCAGGCCCGCCTCTGATCCGCCAGGTCGCCAGACCTAGCTGGATCCACTTCAACCCAACGCGTCGCATGACGCACCGCAACTTGACAGCGAAGCAAGTCCCGGGATATTTGATATCTTGATGTCAAATATCCCACTGACACCAAACCGGAGCGAAATCCCATGAAGCGACACAAACTCGGCAAACGCGCGTCCAAGCACTCCTTCACGAAGTACGCCTCGAAGACCCACAGGTTCAACGTGGGCAACACGTCCGGGCCGATGCGCGGCGGCATCCGTCTGTGACGTGCCGTGCTACCACCCGATCGAGGTCCCGAAGCGGGGCTACGCCGATCTGACCGTCACCGTTGCCTGCGGCCGGTGCATCGGCTGCAGGCTTGACCGTTCCCGCGACTGGGCGACCAGGTGCGTGCACGAAGCCAGCCTCCACCAGGATTCATGCTTCGCTACCCTTACGTACGACGACGAGCATCTCCCGCCAGGCGGGTCTCTGAGGCCGCGCGACTTTCAGCTCTTCATGAAGCGGCTTCGCAAGGCCAGGACCGATCGAATCCGCTTCTTTCACTGTGGCGAATACGGCGAGCAATCAGCCAGGCCGCACTATCACGCCCTCCTGTTCGGCGTGTCGTTCCCCGATCGTAAGCAATGCTCACGGGGCGACTTCCCCCTGTACTCCAGCCAGGAGCTCGATCAGCTCTGGGGCCTTGGCCAATGCACCATCGGCGCACTC